TGCTTGCGATGATGTGGTATGTGCTAAGACATACTCATCTCCTACGGTTCCTGTTCCGGAAACTTTTGGATATGCGTTACTAAAGAACTCTCCAAGAGAACTTGAAACATACGATGATGATTCAAAATACATATACTTTTCAAATCCATCAAAATTATTTTTTAATTCATCAATAGATGATAAAGCTAATTTAACATCAGCTGTAGACCCACTAACTCCATTGTAAGATGAACTTATTGCAGTATACCTTTCGATTTCTGTTAATTTATATTTAAAATTCTGAATCCTCTTTGTTACTGAACTAAAATTTATAAAATTCTTAAAATTGCTATAGTCTACATTTATTTCAACACTATCCATACTCTGACTTAAAAATTCATCTCTTAATAAACCTGATACAGTTGTATCTTCGCTTAGAATTTCAGTCTGACTTACATAATCGGTAGTTCTTCTTTGTATAGGACTTTCAGCATTCATCATATCCGGAGACTTTAAAACTACATCGCCAATTTCCGTATCAACAAAATCTATAATTTCAATATCTTCTTCAATAACATCAGCCATTTCTTTGACAACAACGACCTCATCTAATCTTTCAATATCAGTTGGTAATGGTTCATATAACTTATAAACAACTGAATATGGATACGGCATTGTTACAAAATCTTTTTTGAAATTGGTAGTTAAAAGCATCCTATTTCCAAATTTTAGATAAGTTCTCATATCATATGGATTATATACAAGATAAGAAACTGAAAAGTTTGAAAAATTTATTGGATTGCTGTCCTCTTCATAATCAGTAACATTTTCGTTTGTATTAATTAATTCTCTACCAGCATTATTCCAATGCTTGTCTACCATTACTTGAGTTCCTTCTTGCTGAACTTGAACTATATTAGCTTCATAATCTGCGTATATTGGTAAGTTTGTTTCTTGTGAATTTAATGTAAAATCCATAAATAAATTATCAACCCACGATATTCCATATGAGTTATCTATAGTCAATCCTTTCGCAGTATCCCAAGCATTATCTCCTCTTATCTGTAAGAAAAATTCAGCAGTTGTAAACCAATCAGATGGTATATCCATCTCCACCTCTACTGTATTCCACCCACCAGCATTTGGAGCATATGCAGGTTCACTTATAGTTTTATAAACATAGCTTATCGCAACATTATCTCTTGAACTCCAAACAGCTGCTTGTCCGTCCCAAATCCATTGTTCTCCTACACTCAAAGCTCCATCTTTAGTCGGATTTAAATCATAACTAAATTCACTACTACCATCATCATATAATGCAAATTGATTATAATTATCAGCGCCTGGATTTCTACTACCAAATACTATTTCTTCACCTGTAGTCCCCTTAACACCAGCATTGTAAAACACATCCTGTAAAGACAATGTTTTATCAACACCATCTTTTGTATCATTCTTTGAAAAATATACTTGATCTCCTACTATACCAATATATTTTGAACTAAATCCTGAATTCTTAGCAAATGCAACTTCATATTCTGCTGGAATATCTGAAGAAAATCCTTCTGCAAAAGGTTTTGGATCTTGAGCAAAGAAACTATCTTCATCAGACGAAGCTTCATAGTAATCTCCATCTCCATCATCCATTCTGTAATATAATCCGGTGCCAGATATTGTAAAGTAATGTTTAATTTGGTTATCTTTTTTAAACCAAGTCTCAAACTTACCATCGCCTTCATTTAATCTATTATTAAAGCCTTCATCAAGATCTATCCAATAATTTACACCTCTATTTACCTCATTTATATCATCAAAATTGTCTTTAAATTTTCTTGCAATAAACATTCTATTTTGATCTTCGGTGCCAGTTCCATTACTATAGAATATTATAAAACGTTCTGACCAAACACCATTACTGCTACCCGGTTTCCTAACTCTAGAAACACTCTGTATAAATCCATATCTAAAAATATCATCAAATAAGGAAACTGTAGAAGCTTGTCCGTCTACTACTTGAGTTATAGTTTCATTTCTAACTACAGGAAAGTAATCTTCAAATTTATGTAATACTAATTTATTTGAATTTACTGTAAATTCAGGCTCTTTAACTTCCCAAATTAAATCATCCTTAAATAGTAGAGCACCATCTCCATCTGTTGTTCCTGTTTGCCAACCTAAATTTTGGCCTTGATTATTTATCCTTTGATACTTAGGCTGTCCAGCATTTTCTGTTTGATACGGATGACCATTAACAACATTCTCTCCAGAATACTGAACACTACTGACAGTCCCATCAGGAGCACTAGGACTATTTGCTGCACCTTTTGTTACCCATTGAGCACCTGACCATTCCCATTCACCATCTTCGCTTAACGTTCCCTTTTTCCAATATGGGTCTTTTGCAATATTTGGAAGCCATCCCCATTTTCGAGGAATAATAGTTGTTCCTGCATTGACTCTTGGCATTATGATTCCGATTACCCAAGCTCCCTCTCCACCAAAATCTGCTGTAGTTTGACCTACTTCTCCGGAGAATGCTGTTACACCAAAATGCGTTATGAGTTCTTCTTCTGTTTCTGGAGGTTTACTTTCTACATTTGATGCATTAGAATCATTATTTTCTAAATAACCTTCAGGTATATTTGTCGGCTTTGTTTCTGCTGGTGGTGGTGCAAATGGATTAAAATATCCATCTGGTGGAGAAATTGGCTCAGGCTCAATAAATCTTTCTGTGGGATATTTTAATTGAACATTAACCCCTTTTCCAGCTACACTACTCTTTAAATCTAATCTAAAATTTATTGTATCGCCTATTCCAGCACCAAAATTAATCAATGATGGCATAGTTTGTCCAATCTGCATAAGTCTATGACCACTAGCACCATCCCAAGCTTCAAAGTCTTGATATAAATTATTTTGATCTATGAATTTTATGCAATTACCACCACTATTGCCTTCACCCTTTACAATTTTTGCGTGATATCCAATAGCACTACTTCCAGCATGAGGTTCACCATAATTAAAATATCCAGTAGTCCAATCATCTAATACAATAGCATCGCTGTGTAGACTACTATCCCAACCAACATTTATAGTAGCGGGAGTTCCTGTGTTTGTATCTATTGTAACATTTTCTAATTCTGCATTTTTTATTGCATTTAAATTTGTGCGAACTTTACTATTTTGATAACCTGTAAGATAAGCATTTGGAAGTTTAATAGTTCCACCTACCATATTTTCTGTGAATATAAACCCACCATCCGTTGGAGTAATTCTTATTATTTGAGAGTTATCATATTCAATTTTTGTTTCGGGAGGACTTAGTGCACTTGCGCCTGGTCCAGGAGGTCCTATTACCTCATATCCTTTAAACCCTATCTCAGCATCTATGTTTTCTGTTCTAATAGATTCCTGTAATTTTAAAAAATCTGTTTGATAGTTATATCCACCCAAAGAACTATCTGAAATATTCTTAGCCGATAACCTAACTTCTTTTCTTGTTGGAGAAATTGTTTCAATTTTATACTTATAATCTTCTATTAATAGTTGTTCAGCCGCATCTGGATTTTTTTCATATTCTGCTTTATTCTTATTGAATATCTTACCTTCATCATTTACATATATATTTTCCGGAGCAGGAAATTGTGCAATTGGATATATCTCATTTTCAAATCCATTTTTAGTTCTGAGTAAAACAGGATCTTCTTTACCAGCTAAATTTCTTACAAATCTATATCTAATTTTAAATTTACCAGTTTCGTAACCAAATAATTTTAGGTGAGATGATGGACTTAATTTTATGAAATTTTCATTTATACCTTCAATAGCATCATACTTTACTATGTCTCTATATTCAATTAAGTTGCCAGCTTCATCCAATAGTTCTACAAGAACATAATCTCTATCTGCATTACCACCTTCACCCCAATATCCATTTTCATAAGGTTTATCTCCAATCTTTTTGGTAATGCCACGAAGTAATCGTTGTTTATCTATATCATTTAGTTGGCTTGACATTATAACTCCCTTAACTCTCTATCGATAATACCATTAATCTCATCAGTATCTTTTAATTGTTCAACTGTCCTACTGACATAAAGAACTGTGCTTGCATCCTCATATAATTCGCCTGTATAAGGATTTTCAAACGCTTGAATTACTCCGTTTTTATCTCTAGTCAAAAGACTACCATCATAAGCAGAACCTGAAATCTCCATTCTGTTCATCATCACTTCTCTTTTTACTAAATATTCTTGTTCATCAGCGTTAGCTAAATTTTGATAAAAGGCTAAATCTTCAAGTTCTTTTTTTGTATATGGCATTTTTACCTCACAACTTTAAATGTAAAATTATCATCAAAATATTGAATAGTTTCTTCTGATGTTCCACTACCGCTGACTACTTTAAATTCAAACTTATAAAATCTTTCTGCCTGAAAAGCATCTAGCCACACATTAAAATAGTTACCTTTAGAGTCACAGCTTACAAGTGAGCCTGTTCCAAATGGAACAATAACATCAGCAGTATCATCGTCTATTATAGAGTAGTAAACTCCATCGCCTCCGATATTTTCTACGCTTCCACTTGGTAAATACTTTGATGTCAAATAAGCTGAAGAAGTATTTGAATAAGACTTAGTAGGATATCTTCCTCTACCACTAACTCTAAACTTAATTTTAGATTTCTCTTTATAGCTATCCCTCATATTCTTCATATAAAAAACCAAATCATCTAACTCGTCGCTATCTAAAGCACTTAAACTACCAGTAGACCATTTAGTATCAAACCACTCCACTTCTAATTTTGGCGGATAGATTGTATTTGTTTGTCGTGAGAAGAATGAAAAATTACCATATTTTTTCTTATTTCCCTCTTCGCCTGAGCCAGATATAAACGCATCTGCTTCAGCCGCACCATTACCTAAACTTCCACTTCTTTTAATAATAAATCCTTCATTAGCATAAGTTCCATCAAGCCATTTATTTATAATAGGAGTAACATCCATCCTCATATCTTGTGAACCATAACTAAATGATTGTGAACCATATACATTAGTATGAAAAGTTCCACCCTGCGCAACAGAACCTGATAAACTAGCAGAAGCTTCTAACCACCAATCTGCGGTGTCTGCGCTAGTTCTGTAATTCCAACTTGCACCCTCTGTTGTTCCAGGACTATCAAATCTAAACCCTTCTCCGACATCCCAACTTTGACTTACTGGATAAGCCCATAATGATTGACTAATAGATAAATCAGTTGGATTAGCATCATAAAGATTTAAATAATATTTTGGGTTTGTAATTAATCCTCTGACTATAGATGATGAAATATAAGCCAAATCAAATTTCATAAGTATTCGAGAAACTTTAGTTTTAACTCCGCTATCATCAACATCTTTTCTTATTTCTAATATCTCATCTAAGCCAGTATTCATACTTCCCGAAGCTGAATATAATGTTGTATCCGATTCTGGATAAATAAAGTAATGCATTATTAACCTCCCGCTGAATCGCCAACTACTTTACCTTCAATATCAGTAGTTGGAAATTTTAGTTGAAAACAACTTGGGTCCATAGACGGATAAATAACTCCTTCCTTAGTAGCCGTTTTTATGTCATACAAGTTACCAGAGTAACCAGCAGATGTAGCAAATTTGTTTACGATTGTAACCGGTGGTCTGTCATTAGTGCTTGAAAAAGGATCTGTATCTTCAGGCGGAACGACTGCTGAAACTCCATCAACCAGCGATATCTGATAAGCTAAGTCTGCCAATACTATAGGCTGTCCAATTTGCCACTTATCAATATCAAAAAATTCCTTAACTCTTTCAATAGCCTGTAGAACAACTTGTTCTTTATTATATCCTGACTTTGCAAGTATATTGAATTTAACTCCTATATTAATAACATAAGCATCCTTTATATTTACAGCATCGGTAATCATTCTGAACTGAGTTAGATAGGTTTGTATATTTGATTTAACTGCTTGATTTACAGATGTTAAACTTTTGTTGGCATCATAACCTAAAATATACATATTAAGTGCCAATGGATTTTCAATTCTTTTAGCAGCTACTCCTGTGTTTCCTATTGTTCCGGCAGAAGGATCAATTTGTGAGTCTTGCACTATATAAGCCTTTGCTATATTACCATACTTAGGTGGCATAGCATACACTCTTGTTATGTAATCAGCTTTAGTGACTGCTCTTTGTTGTGTTTGAAAGTAAGCTAAAGTATTCTGTTTAACTTCAATTACGCTTTCAGCACCCTTACCACCAGATGTAGGATCGGGATTAGTAACAGCTAAAGAATTTTTTGATGTAGTAACTAGTCCAGCATTTAATCCAGTTTCATCAAGCGTAAGATTAAAAGAAGTTAGACTTTGTATAGAATTTGCTGGAACATTATGATTTACACCACCTCCGTATCTATAAGTTATAGTTAATGTAGTATTGGATGGTGCCTGACCATAAGTCTTTGTATTTAAAAAGTTAGATGGATCAAATGAAGTATTCAGATATGATGGCGATCCGGGCAAACTAGATCCTACATTATTTGGATTAGGAACTATCTCTTCATCAGGAGAATCTGATATACCAGCCCCAAAACGAATCTCAGTTCTATTATCAGTAGCTACAAATGTTACAAATCTTCTAGAAGTTTTTAGTAACTTCATTAAATAAGGTGCTTGGTCAGCGTAAGAAGATAGTTCGGGATCATTAAGTTCTGTATTTTCCATATCTTGAAATACGGTGTCTTGTGCTAAAAAATCAACTTCATACCAATCATTACCATCATCATCTTTACAAGAAATAACTTCAGTAACTCCGGCATTGGCTAATTTAATTCTAGAATATTTTTCAGCAGCATTGAAACTAAAAAATTCTGTAACTGTATTTCCACTTTCTATTTTTACTGATTTTTTAAGTAAATATGTAGTGGGAACATTGTTAGCACTTTCGTATACAGAAGTTTCCATTGGATCGTAAGAGCTAGAAAATTTAAAATTAATATCCTCTACTGTTCTAAAATTTATTCCCGTATTAGATCCCATAGTTCCACCAGCATTGACTTTTACAGCATATCTTAAATCAGGCTTTACTGTATAGTTTGCTCCTGTTCCCGATGATATAGCAGGCACTGTTTGAAATACTTCTACTATACCTGAAGATGGAGAAGCTACCTTTGGTTTATATCCAAATGATTGTGCCATATTGTATACGGTTTTCTTTTCTTCAGCAAAAGCCAATAAACTTTCTTTAAATTGATTATCTATATAGTATGATAAAACATCTCCTACATAAGATGCCATTTCTATAAACATCATTCCAGGAGATGATTCGTTAAAGTCATTATATGTATTTGGAAAATAAACTTTAGCAAATTCAATTAGATTAGCTTTAAATGAAGAAAAGTCTTTATTTAAATATCTAACTTCTTTTACTGATTTTTTAGAAACTGAATAAGGCATTTATTATCTCCGTTAAAAGTCGTAGAATGGATTTACTTCAAAATCGTTAACATCTTCGTATTCTCCTGTATCTTCATTCAATACAGTGGTTTCAGTAACTCCATCACCTACGCTCAAATCACCCTTTTTTAGATTTAAATCTAATTGAGCAACTTTTTGATCTACATTTATTGTGAATTTCATACTAACATTAACAGCATTTTCTAATTCACCGCTTGTAGTTACATCAATTGATTGTATATTTACATATGGTAGCCATTCACCCATAGATTCTCTTATGGCTTCCTCTATACTACTTGCAATATTTCCATCATCTGGCTCAAATAAAACTCTGTATAAGTTACTTCCAAATGTAGGATTTCCTAATCGCTCACCCTTTATAGTTAGTAAAAGGTTTCTAATATTAGAACGAGCTTGATCTAATGTTGTTTTTGTTTTTGCAAAAAATCCTTGATCTCCGTGACTTAAAGGTAGGGATACACCTATAAATACATTAGGATCTAAATCTTTTTCAAGTGTTGACATTATATCTTACCATCTTTTTTATCTAAAGCTTTCATCACACCCCTATAATCTTTTGTTAAATCGCCCATTACATCTTGAACCGCTTTATTTGATGTATCAGCGCCTGCTGCTTGTGCTGTTTGTATAGCTGACAATTTTCTTTTTTCTTCAGCACTACCTAACATACCACCATAACCCATAGCCTGTGCCATCTTTGAACTATCAAATGTTCCACCACCCATTGATGGATATTCATCGGTTTCACCACCATTAGCGGTTTCATTCAAAATATTATTCAATACAGGATTCTTAGTATAAGTTATTTCTTCTTTTGGTTTAGGTTCTCTTTTAGGTAAAACTTCCACAACACTCTCCTCTGTTAGAGGAACACTATTTGCCATTGATTTTATACCTTCGGTAATAAATATCTGTCTGACTTCTTTTTTAACTTCTTGTTTGACTATTTCTTTAATTAATGATAATAATTTACCTGATTTTGCCATTACTAACTCCTATTTTATATAAATATAACATTTTTAATTTAATTCTAATTTCTTAAAGCTTCTTCTCTATCTTTTTTAAGCTGATCTCTTTTCTTCTTATCCGCTATAGCCTTTGCTAATTTTTGTTTAGTATCTCCAATAAAATTTCCTAGCCCATCAACGGCTGGTCCTAAAGCATCTTTAGCAGACTTAACATCTTCTATTTCTTTTTCTATTTTATTTTGTAATTTGTCTTGAACAACTGATATAGCAGCTGCAGCTGGATTTAAAGCTGATCCTATTGTATTAGCTTCTTTTAGAGCAACAGCTGTTTTTTTAGTAGCCGATACCGTATTAACTATATTATTGAGTTGTTGTTCAGCAGCTTGTAAAGTTTCTTTTCTTTTTTCTAAATTTTTTAATTCATCCAACAACTTTTCTGCTTCTTCAAGTCCACCTCCGCCTGCATTGATACCTTTAATTATTACACTAGCTTTATCGCCCAATACTTTAGATGGGTTATTTATTAAATTTGAAATCTGTTTTCTTATTGAGTCTCCAATGCCCATTATTTATCAACTCCTTTATCTATCCCCTCAATTATCTGATTAATCATTATCCACGAACTCCTGCTGATTCAGTTCTATTATCAATCTCATACTCCTTAGTGGTAACCTCTTCAATTTCTTCCCATTTAGTATCTGCGAACATAGATTCTAAGCTTGGTAACTCACCATCTTCCTGAACCTTATCATCGGCTACAAAAACTTTTTTACTATTAAATTCAGCAGTAATATCTGGATTAGCTAAATTTAATCTTTCTGTAAGTGCGTCTAAAGCTTTTTCTATCGGATCATACACGAGATTTACTGCGTCTACTATAGCTTGTTCTTTATTAGAAGTCAAATGTTTTTTCATTGATAAATTGTGATTCCTTAAAGCTAATAAAAAATCACTTAAATATATCGCCAGCTCATTACCTTTAACTATAGGATTTATAGAATCCACAGTTCCTAAATTAATTTCTCCAAATTCGCTTTCTAAGTTTATGCTTGTTCTTGCTGCTAACGATATGTGTCTTGAAGAGTAAGCATTTATATCACCATTATTTTTGGTATTAAACACTATTGAATCAGCATTCATAGTAATCGTAGGCTTTGGTCGTGTTTTTTCCTTATCGTTAGCGTCTTTACCATCAGGAGCTACTCCTAAGTAAGGCGTTTTCATCTGACTTGCAACATCCGTTTTTAAAGGAATGTGTTCATTTGTTGTTATATAAATACTAGCATCATCATTATTAATGTTAGTTTTGTGACTAACGAGTGCACTAGCTTCTTTAAGATTTAATTGTTCACTAGCAACTTTTGATTGACCAACTGTTATTTTTACAGAGGGATTTTTATAATCAGGAGCACTGCTAAAATGAATGGATTGACCAAATCTTCCTTGCATTACAGTATCACCTTGCTTAATTGAAACCTTTCTATTTAACTTTATGTTCTGTGGAAAAACTAATCCTTCTCCTGGCTCACCAACTAATCTATTCATTACAACCCTACCATTTAAATTTAGTGGATTTGAATAATATAAAGCCGATTCGTTTTT